TTTTTTTTAATTTTTAACATTTACAAATTTCTTTATATCTGGATAGTGTAAGCTCCAATGCAACTCCAGATAAGTTTGCATCCAAGACATTTTGAATAACACCACTCTCCTGCTCTACACCAAAACGGGAAAATGTTCTATAACGGTAATTTTCTATTGTTTGATACATCCTATCATTGTTTACAACCTCAAGGAATTCTAACATCAACTTTTGCATAGGTATAACAACCTGCTCTCTGTGATCCTTTGTGTAATACTGGCTTGGATCTGTTTCATCTAAAAAGAATAATCTTACATCAATATCCTTCTCCAATGCTGATCCTTTTCCATACCCTGTTTCACTTATTATCTCTAATAGCCATACTAAAGGTAATTTATTCTCCAAATTACTATCTGCCAAAGTCCACTCCGTATTGGTTGCCAATTTTGTTCCTGTAATGAAAAAAGTATTTTTCAAATAAAAAACTCCCTCCAATACTCCTCCATCCAATGCATCTGCTTTGATATACTCATCGTATCCGATTTCACTGATCCTGAATCTCCTATCCATTGAATCAGTAACAATCTTTCCAACTCTGGCCCACTTAGTGTTACATACAAAGGTTTTCTCACTCACAGCATCATATGTGCCTGTTAAGCTGTTATCAATCTCTGATACTAAATCCTTTATGTACTCACTTGCTTCAATCATAGCCAATACGCTGTACTAATTCCTATACCATTATACTGTAAATAATCAGAGTTGAAATCACAAATATACTTTTGTATCGTTTTGTAAGTCCTTACACTGTCATTATAACGAGTATAAATCATTGAATTTAATGTGGATACATTCTCTGAATTTTCTCCCAATGGACGAACATTTCCAGATACAGCAACCGTATTTGTCAAATCCTTTAAATACTGATAATAAACAAATCCTTTGATCATATCAATCATACCCTCTGAAATATAGACATAGCAATTCACATTATCATACTCAAATGGATTGTAAATCTTAAGATAAATTGCTGACTGTGGAACTCCTGCAACCAAATCCGCAACAAATAAATTAAACAAGTCAACTCCTAATAATTTAACAAGGTATTGCCGTTCATATTTATCAATGTATGCCTGGATCTTTGTTTGCTCGTACATCCCATGATGCAATTCAAACTTACCCTTTCCAAAATCATCATATGTAATATTCAGTATGCTCATATTTCTTCAAGTAAAGGCCTCTACTTCTTTGCAGAGGCCTTTGTTTTTCTTACCGTTTTTTTAGCTGGTGCCTTCTTCTTTGCCTTGCCTTTGCAATCTTCGCACTCTTTGCAATCTTTACCACAATCAGATAAAACTGCAATTGAATTAGTTAATAAAAAGTATGCCTGTGGCTCTGTTACCTCAATAACAGCTCCTTTCTTACTATTACCGTAATCTCTTATTAATTTTATCTTTTTCATGGCTTAAATCGCTTTAAATTAAGGTGCTGTAATTGCAGTTAATGCCGTAGCAATATCAGTACACTTCATGAATGCATCTTGATTGATTTGTGCAACGTGGAATTGTAATCTCTCAACAACTTTCATAGTAACAATCTCATGCTCAAAATTGTCATTGTTTTCGTAGCTCATCTCCAATGTTGCTCCTTGTCTATCAAGGATCTCTCCTTTTGTAGAATCAAATACATATAAAGTGTTAGCAGTTACCAATGGGCTTGTAACAATTCTCATCCCATTTAAGATACCATCTCCTGCCATAACAAAATTAGGTAACAAGTAATCTCCCTCACTGTTCTTCTGGTGCATGAACTTAACAAAATCATTGTAGTTCATTACAATTGTGTCAGCATCCCATGCATTCTCTTGTCCAAAAGTATATATTTGGGCCTTCATTGATGCTGTTAATTCTGCTAATGTTGCAGATTGAAAAGCACCTGAGAATGGAGCAAGAACGTTTGCAGGATCAAATTCAGATGCAATCGCATCAATAGATAAGATATTACCTGATCCAAGTAAAATTTCTGCCTCCTCTTTAAGTTTTACAGATTCATTAACCAACTGCTCAACCTCTGATGCAACGAATGAATAATCATCAATCATATCGATACAAATGTCAACGAAATCTCTGATCTTTTGGATCTGAACTGTTCTATTAACCCAAGTTGTCTTTGTGTTACTTGTTGATGTTGCACAAGCTACTACCACTGATGCATCTCTTGTTACCACATCCTGCTCTCTATACTTTACGTATTCAGTAGATACAGCAACTCGTCTGAAAAGATCAATGATTCTTGTTGCTCTAACTGGCTTTTTGATAGTACCATCTAAGAAAGTTGCATAATCATCACGAGTACCAATATCTGATGGATTCTGTTGTGCTTTTAAAGCAATCTCAACTTTTCCCTTTCCAGATTTTACAACCTCATTGATTCTTTCTGCTTTTTCTTTAATTAAGTCAACTAATGACTTTGCCTTTGCAGGTACGCTTTTTGATGCCTCCTTTAATCCAGATACCGCAGATTCCAACTCAACAAATTTGGACTTCAACTCTGATGTGTTGTCCTTTTCTGCTAATGCTTTGATTCCTGCCAATTCTGATTTTAATTGGGCCATTTCATCTGAAGAAACTAATCCTTTTGTTGCCTCCTCAATTTTACCTTCAAATTTTGCCACCATTTCCTCTGGTGTAATGTTTGGATTTTCCATTTTTTAATAATTTAATTAACTGTTTTCAATCTCTGTTATCTTCTTCTCACACCAACTTTTCATTGCTTTTCCTCCCCATAACAAGTACGAAATTGTACCACACGCCTCTGTATCTTCTGCATTGTAGTATTCCTCTGCTCTTGAAAGATAGCTAAATGTACGCTTAATAACATCCAATGACAATCCTCTTTTATTTGCAATGTCCTGTGCTCTCTGTTTTCCAACATCTGTTGCACATCTGTTATTAACTGCCTCATTCAACTCAATCCCTTTCTTTGCATTATTCACTGCCTGTTGTGGATAGTCTGCATATGTTTGTTTGGTGCTCAATAGATAATCTACTTTTGCCCAATCAAAATCCTGTTTAATATTGATTTGCTGAACTTCCTCCATCTTAGGCTCAATGGATTTCATTATTGCAAGATCAACTAAACGAGAATTCAAGTATTTTAATTTCATTTCAAGATTGTACATTCTCTCATCTGTACCTCTCCCATTTATTAATGCCTTTGTTACTACGTCAATTTCCTTTGTAAGTTTCTCCAATGCTGTTACCTTATCCTCACTTTTTCCAACGCTTAAAACCTCTGTATATTCGTTTGCTCCAAATGTAACTGCTGATCCTTCAAAGAGTTTAACTTCATCAATCTGATAGTATCCTTTTTCTCCATTCTCAATCCACTTTACATTATCACTCATGTACTGGAATCCAATGGAATGCTCTTTGATTATTCCCTCCTCATAATCTCTCAATGCATCCTCTCCCTTTGTTGATGTGCTCAACTTAGCAACTGCAAATAATCCTTTTTGATCCTCCTCTAACTTTAAGAACTTACCAATAGGATGTTGCCAATCATGGTACCTCAAAAATGCAATGTTTCTATTTGAGTTGCTTTGTGGGCCTCTTTCCTTTATGCTTTTTTCAAATGCTCCAGATACAATCATATCATTATCTGAATCAATTACATCGAATTTGGATAGGTACATTGCAACCTCTCTTTTTCCCAATGAAATATCCTTAATTGAGTTATTGAATGACTTAATTGAGTATTGATTAAAATTCTTTTTCA